TGGTTAAGAGAAAGCCTGAATTAGAGAAGACTTTATCTTGGGCTATTCCTTACGGACCAGAGCGTAGCGCAGTTCGTGCGTTCCTACCTACTTGGGTTAAGCGTCAGCTTACTAAGGAAGATGGCCAGAGCAACCAGCAGTACGCTAATACCTACGCTTTAATCTGGACTACCGAACAGCACAAGCGTCGTGAGATGGGTCAGCCTGCAGCTACCGCTGCTGAAATTGAAAAGATGACTGATGCGTATTACAACATGCGTACAGTTGCTAACTTGATCTTGCCGTTTGCTCCTACATTCCAAACACCATACAAGTTTTACATTGACCAATGGAGACAGTATCAGGAACAGTTTGGCATGGAAGCTCAGACTAAATTCTGGCAAGATTACGGTGATGACTTCTTTGAGTTTACCCAATCGCTGTCCAAAAATACCACTGGTTCATTTGCATCCATTGGTTCTGTAGGTAACGCTAAGACACATGCTGATCTAATCTCAGAATTGTCAGTCATTGATCCTAAACTAATTGGCATTGTAACTAATGCTGGCCAGGCTTATGATTTCTCGCAGGCTGCATACATGTGGCAACAGGCCAACACTATTTCTCCAAGTTCAAGTGAGTATTACCGCACACGTAAAGATCCAGCGGAAGCTGCTATAGACAATCAGCGTTCACTTGGTTGGATTAAGTACCGTCAAGTTATGTCTCAAATTGATTCAGAGATGCAGCGCCGTGGGTTAACTAATTTACAATCAAAGGCTGCTTCAGACCTAGCGTCAATGAAGAAGCAAATGGTTACTCAGCTTGGTGCTGAAAACTCAGCTTGGTATGATGATTACCTAGACACCGATGGGTCAAAGACTAATAAAGTTATCCGTGGTCTTGAGACTATTGTAAGTAACGAAAAGTTTATGAGCCAATACGGTGACAATCCAACATTCAAATCTATTGCAGTATACCTGGAAATACGAACAGCAACGGAAGCTGCACTTGCATCACGTGAGTCTAAAAGCATTGATGCTAAAGCAAATGCTGACATTAAGTTTGCATTTGAATCGGTTGCCAACAAACTAAAGCAGGAAGACATTGGCTTTGGGGATTTGTATGACCGCTGGTTATCTTACGATTCGGTTTATGATGCCGTTTATTCACAAGGAGTTGCTCAATAATGGCCGATGATGTAGACAAGCGGTTAGCCGAGATTGAGGCTAAAGCCAAAGAAAAGCAGAAGGTTGCTAGGGAACGTGCCGCTAAATTAAAGGCAGCACAAGCTAAAGCAGAAGCTGATCGCAAGAAACGTCAACAGGAAACTGCCCAAGTTGCGGAAGAAAACTCACAACGACGTGGCGCACCTATCACAGAAAAGCGCCTTAATCCGCAGACAGAAGCTGGTAGAAATGCCAGGCAAGATCAACGCATTGAGAGCGAAAACAAAACTAATCTTTCAAACAAGTATGGTCAGGCTTATCGCAGGCGTGAAGACCTTATTGAAAAGTATGGCAAGACTGGCGATCCTAAAGACAAGCAAGCGGTTCTTAATGCACAGGCTGCACTTGAGCCTATTGTTGCTGAGTACGTAAAAGTATTTGGAACTGAGCCTCCAGGATACAAAGCAGCCTCAACACTTTCCAAGGAAACTGGTCGCACTGAAGATCAAATGCGCCAAGGCGCAAAGGCAATACCACCTACTGCAGTACAAAGTGAATCACGTGAAGCTGCTCGTTCTGCTGGTCGTAATGCTGGCGTAGGTGCCGTACCTGCAGTAATTGCTCAAAGCTCAGATCCAAATGTTCAAAGAATTATTGACGCTGCTGCTAAGGCAGGCCTTCAAATATCAGTTGATCCTACTGGCGAAATTGTCGCTGGTCCTGGTTCAGGTAATGGTCCTGGCGGTGGTGGAAGCATGGCCTCTACTCGCAAGCAAACAACTCAGTACAGCTTACAGCAGGTACGTTCTGCCGCAGATAACATTTATCAGAACTCTATTGGCCGTGCGCTTAACGATGAAGAACTGCGCATGTTACATCAGTCGTTAAACACTACCCTTAAGGAAAACCCTACAGTTGTTAAGACAACTGCATCTGGCAGCAGCACCACATACGGTGGCATAGATGAGCGTGGACTTATGGAGCAGGAAGCTCAAGCTAATCCAGAGTTTGCTTCCTACCAAAAAGCAACTACTTATTTTGATGCAATGCTAGACACACTAAGAGGCCCAGTTGGAGGTGGCATTTAATGGCGAAACAACCAGGTGCCGCATGGGTAAAAAATAGCAAGGGTGCATGGGTTAAACCAAAGGCTCCTACTACTGGTGGTCCATACGAATGGAACGATGCTAGTGGTTGGGTTAAGGTAAAGACCGCTGCAGATTTTGCTGCAGAGTACGGAACTCAGGCTGCCTTAGTTAATAGCAACCCAGAACTTCAAGGTTTATTTAATCAAGCAGTTGCAGAAAAATGGTCTCCTGCTAAGTTCAAAGCTACCTTTGAAAACACTAATTGGTTTAAGTCCAATGGACCAACATGGCGTATGGCAGAGACTGCACGCCTATCTGATCCTGGTGCATGGAACTCTTCACTTACAGAAGTTAAGAATAAGATTGCTCAATCTGCACGGGACATGGGATTTGAATTAAACCCTGCCGACATTGATAAGCTTGCAAATGACACCTTATTCCTGTCATGGGGTAAAGGTATAGACGAAGCATTACTAAAGCAACACGTTGCTGCTACAGGTCGCATTACTGGTACAGGTGGCGAAGTTACCACCACTATGCAAAAGCTTAGAGAACAAGCTGGTAGCATGGGTGTACAGTATGGTGATGACTGGTTTGCCAATGCAGCACAGAGTACGTTGTCTGGTCAGTCAAACATGGACTACTACAACAAGAAAATTAGAGATGATGCCAAGAGTAAATATGCAGCCTTTGCTGACCAAATTGATGCTGGTCAAACAGTTGCCTCCATTGCTTCGCCGTATATACAAAGTATGGCACGAATCCTAGAGCTACCTTCAACTGACATTGACTTAAACGATCCAACAATCTCACAAGCTTTGATGGGCTTTGATGCACAGAACAAACCAGTTGCTAAACCAGTTTGGTCATTTGAACGTGAGTTAAAGCAAGATGATCGCTATTTCAAAACCAACACTGCAGTTAGAGATATGACTGGTTTGGCTTCTGAAATTGCCCGACAGTTTGGAAAGATGTAATGGCTGAACCAGTAGCACCGCCAATGGATGCCCGTGATGTATTCACTCGCACACTTAAAGACCTTGGGTTCACTGACTCTCAGATCAATGAACTGTTACCGCAGGTTACTCAATGGCAATCAGTTTACACGCCAACTCAGATCGTTACCGATTTGTTACCTACCACAACTGTTTATCAGCAAAGATTTATTGCTAACGAATCTCGCATAAAGAATAACTTAAAGCCACTTAGCCCAAGTGAATACCTAGCTGCTGAAGAATCCTACCGTGCAACTCTTAGGGACTCAGGACTTCCAGTAGGTTTCTACGATAGCTCAGATGACTTTGCTGGATTCATTGGCCAGGATGTATCTCCTGCTGAAATCAAACTACGTGCAGATGCAGCAGCTCGCGCTGTAAACAATACAGATCCTGCATACACCAGAGCACTACGGGATATCTATGGCATAGACGAAGGCATGATGACCGCCTTTATGCTAGACCCAGATCGTGCGCTACCGCTAGTAGAGAAGCAAGCCAAGGCTGTTGAGTTTGGAACTGCCGCTGTTAGACAAGGTTTGCAAGCAACTAACATTGGTGAACAGTTTGCAGATCGTGGACCTGCTACTGGTTACAGTGCAGAACAAGGTTACAGCGCTATTGCTGGAATACTTCCAACCGCTTCAAAGCTTGGCCAAGTTTATGGTCAGACCTACGATCAGACAATGGCAGAGCAAGAGGTCTTCTCTGGTCTTGAATCTGCAAAGCGTAAGCGTCAAAAGCTTGGTCAGATGGAAACCTCAACTTTTAGTGGACAGTCTGGCGTAGCCGCTGGTTCATTAAAGACAAGTAAGTCGGGACAGTTCTAGTCCCACAGGAACGACAGTAAGACTGCACAAGGTTCGTGACCTTGACGTTCCACTCCGCACAGATCGGTCGGCCCGTGTGCGCGTACATAAGTCCGATAGTGAAAGCCAATACAGGTTCCCCTGCTTGTATTGTGGTTCGCGTTAAACCCAACAATGAAAGGGAGTGGCTGCTATGGCCAACCAGTACAACGATTACGACGAAGACGACGATTTCGATATCGAAGAAGAAAGCGGTCCTGCAAACCTTCGCAAGGCTTTGAAAAAAGCTGAACGTGAAGCCAAGCAACTCCGAGATGAACTTACTTCTTTGCGTTCAGAATCCCGTACAAGAACCGTAAAGGACGTCCTGGAAACCAAGGGCGTTAATCCAAAGATTGCTGCGTTCATTCCAGCAGATGCGGATACACCCGAAAAGGTTGCTCTATGGCTTGACGAATACTCAGATGTATTTGGGTATCAAACCAATGGGCAGTCAGACGACATTGTGGCTCCAGATTCGGCTCGCCGTATTCAGGAATCCACTTCTACTGCTACTACTTCAGGCCGCGATGAGGACTTAGGTGCTCGTCTCGCTGCAACTAATAGCAAGGAAGAGCTGGATCAACTGATCTTTGGCATGTCCACAGGTCGTTAACAGCAACTACAACAAACCCTAGCCCCCAAGGAGGGGGTAACTAAATGGTAAACGCATTTACAGATACAGGCACAGGTTCGCTTGGTACCAACTTGGTACAGGCCGCCTATGACCGTTATGTTGAGTTTGCACTTCGCGCGATCCCACTGATCCGCGACGTAGCAGACAAGCGCCCAGCGCAACAGGCAATGCCAGGTTCCTCAGTCGTGTTCCAGCTTTACAGCGACATGACTAAGGCTACTACCCCATTGACTGAAACCACAGATCCAGATGCAGTTGCTCTTGGCAACACCACATCTGTATCAGTAACCCTGAACGAATATGGTAACGCAGCACTGGCAACTCGTAAGCTTGAACTATTCTCGCTTTCCGATGTTGACCCAGCTATTGCTAACATCATTGCGTTCAACATGGCTGACTCACTAGATGAACTAGCTCTTACCGAACTACGCGGTGGAAGCAACGTAATCTTCTCAGCTAACTCAACAGGCACAGCACCAACAGGAACTTCTGGCATTGGTGCAACTAACACCCTTAAATCCGCTGATGTTCGTAAGGCAGTAGCCAAGCTTCGTGCTGGCAAGGCTGTCCCACGCATGGGCGAACTATACTGGTGTGGTATCCACCCTGAAGTTTCACACGATCTTCGTGCTGAGACTGGTGCAGGTGGCTGGCGTGAAGCTCACGTCTACAACGATTCTGGTGCAGGTAACTTGTGGCCAGGAAGCATTGGTACCTACGAAGGTGCAATGTTCGTTGAATCTCCACGTCTATACAACACAACTGATGGTAGCTCAAGCACTCGCGTGTTCCGCACCATCGTTGCAGGTCAGCAAGCACTTGCAGAAGCAGTTGCAGAAGAGCCACATGTAATCATTGGCCCAGTTGTTGACAAGTTGATGCGCTTCCGTCCAATCGGATGGTACGGCGTACTTGG